CTCAGCTTAAAGCTTCGTATTTGGAAACGACTTTACAAAAGATTGTACCGTCGTCTTTGCTACTACGTAGCCACCATTTCTCCTAACCTTAAACCGTTCAGAAAGAACGGCCGCAACACTATGCCTACTCAAACGTAGAGATAACTCTCTTAGTCTTTCAGCGTAGCGCAAATCAGGCGATTTAAGCTCACTAACCCGGTAATTAAACCGGCAATAGTTAAACTTAAACCAGCCCTGATCTGACACAGCTATCTTGGAAAAGATAGCCTGTGGATAACAAGCTCTGAATCTATCGATGTCATGATAGATTTTGAGACCTGCATCGTCAGGAAAATAGTTCGGAACAACTTTGATTTTGATCTTGTTGCTCGAACACAACTGCCACAGCCTGGTTAAAACACTCGACTCATATAAGTAATTACGTTCACCCCTAACCTTAACAAGGAGAGGGATGATTTTATTGTAAGTACTATAGAGCCAAGGTTCTAGCGCAGACATAGCAGTTGAGGTGGGGGCCTTGATGCTCATAGGCCTTACGTCAAATCCTCGGTTGTAATCACCACCGGATTCCCTATAGCCAGGGAACGGATCGTAACAGGACTTGTCCTTATTAACGATAAAACCAACAATTTCTGTAATGGAAATAAAGTTGGCCGCGTTCTCTGTTGGTAGAATGCAATCATCACCAAAGACGGTTACCTTACTCTTCGAAAGAAGAGAGGGAAGCAAACCTAGCTTATGGCCAGGTTTGAGACTGTCATGGTGAACGACTGCAACTGCCATGCTATAAAAGATGAGCGTTTCAAGCGGAAAAGTAACCGCATTACCCATTGTTGAAAACATAGCAAGATCAACTAATGAACCATCATGGTCCATTTTCGATGATCTAACCATGTCACAACGATGAAACCAAGTGGGTGGCAGAAGCCACTTAACGAGGTCTATAGAGATACAATCAGAAGCAGAACTGAAGTCAATAGTGGAGAGATCTCCGGTTATTGATCCTTTCAGGGCTCGCTCTTTTTGTATCTCAGGTAAGATACGCACATCTAACCCGCAATCAGCGAGACGATGATACATGCATTCCATAAGGCCTTGTTGGAAAAACATATCCCAAGTAGGTTCTATGGCAATCATGCGATCGGTCTCGTTGTTTTTGGGGACAGTAGTAACATGTGAACTGTTTGAAACAGTGTACTCGGGGGAAGGACTCCCCGCTAAGCGATTATAGTCTATAATTGCTTCAGTCAATCGTGGATTGTACTGAGAGTATCTGTAACAAAGCAGCTTTACGCGCTCACTCCCGGAAATGGGATAAGTGAATTTTCCCTCAATTTCAGTGTTCGAGAAACGAACACCTTGAGAGACACCAGATGAATTTTTACATCTGTAAAACCACTCATCCTCTTCCAGCGGCGTAAGGATAGATCGAACGATCATCCTTGCAGTTCTCAGAACTTGAGATCTGTAATGTGTGTCGGCTTTTAGCTCGGGAAGATTCAACTTTCCATCAGCTGTATAAGCCTTCATGTGTTCATTAACTTCCATAAATTTCTCTATGGCAGTTAACTTGCACTTCACATTGCCATCGGAATTCTCCAGACTCCTATACTTCTTCAGTATAGACTTCTTTTGAATTTCAAGGAATGGTACGAGCGCGTACTCGTGTGCACCGTACGCAAGTAAGGGTGCTTCGAGATCACGCATCATGTCCTCAGCGATCAGAGTTGAGATCGCGTCGGGTCGGAAGAACGATTTTGTCCTCCGTCTCTTCTTTGCTAACTTTTTCATTGGAAATCTCCAAGTTGGAAAGGGTAACAAAGCAACCACCAACCATTGACGCAGAAAACACAAAGAGAAGGAAACGAACCCTTCTGCTAAGTGATAACAACGGCAATGGATTGAAGTCACTCATGGGAGGAAACTAAGCAATTTGTTGGTCTGTGATGAAATCAACGATTTCAGCATCAACCAACAGTTGTTTAAAATCCTCAAACATTAAGAGAATTTCTGCATCCGTATTTTCTGGATCGCAGGATAATTCAAACTTAATAGTATCGACAGTTCTGTTTCCATTATCAAGAACTTTAGGTTTTTGATAAAAAACAGTACGTCTTCCTTGAGTGTAACCTCCAGGTGCGGCAGCCGAAATTGTAGGCCGCTTTACCGAAAAGTTCACTTGCCTGGCGACGTTATTTGCGTCAGCAGGATAATGAACCCGGAGGTTGTTGAAGTCACTACCGAGTACACCGATTGGATCGGATGTACCTCCGGTAGAAGAGACAGTTGCACCAGTTTCGGGTGCGATTGAAGCTAAAGAGGTCATAATGACTCCTTTGTGGGTAATTTCCCACGGTTGAATTGGCCAGAAATCTTATGAAACTAACCGCGAAGGTTAGAAACAATAAGAGACACAAGGTCAGCAGTTTTAGTTGCATCTGCAACAAGTCCACCTATAGTAACAGGAGGAACTGTGTCCCAGACGTTTGGGTGCCAGACTTTCCGAATATAGGACTCTTTAGAGTTCGATATAAGACTAGGTGACACGGCGATTGAAAACGCTGGTCCGCTATCTCTGGATACAAATGTGACTTTATCAACATTTGTTTCCTTGATAACGTACCAAGCGGCCAATAACTCCAGGCTTTGATTGCTAATATTTTGGAAGGCAGTGATGCCAGCCCCAATATTAAACATACGATCGAACATGAAACTGTAACTGGTTAAATCCCAGGCAGTCCGGATTAGATCGCGATTTCGAAAGCCAAACTTCTGGCGCCAATCATAGAGAATGTTTTTATTCTCGTAGATGATGCCAGCCCGCACGGAAATGTTGTGTACCTGCTCAAAGTCGAAATGATAAGAGTAGGAACCACCAGTTTCGCGACTAAAGTTATCTATAAAGCTATCAGATGCACTGCCTCGTGAAGTATTACGAGTGAAGCGCACCTTATCGCTTTCTGATAAAGCCAAATAGAGATTACTAATAGTAGTCACTAATGGTTTAAAACCGAAGCGGAAAGTAAGCCATGTGTCGGCAATTGCCTTAGCATGATGCTCAGCCTCCGTACTACCTCGTTTAGAACGAGAGTAGTATTTTCTCTTACGCTTTTTTACAGCGTATTTGAATTCCTTCGATAGATCTTTAGTAAAACGAAGAGGATTTTCCATAAGACGTAAAGTCTCACGAATTTCCCCGACGTCTTCGGCAAAGTTAAAGTCAGCCGGATCCATATTAGCTATTGCCTGTAATTTAGCAGTAGTAATAAGGTCAGGTATGTTATATGTTGGAGTAGGGAATGATGTATCCATGGAGTATAAGGGAGCTAATGAAAGCGCCCACTCACATGCAACACCAGAACCTACAGAAACATAAGACTTACCTGAAGAGGTAGAGGTAGCAGAGTAAGAACCTGCAGTACTCTCAACCCTCTCACCGGTTATTGTGCAAGGATTGTTTATAATCTCGCCACGTTTTATTCTGCCCAAGTAGTCAGGTGTCACAACGTCAGATATGCTATTTTCATAGCTACTAACAAGAGTGTTCATCGAACTATAAGGGGAACCGTCGTATTCGATCTCAAAGAGAGCGTTTACGGGGTTTTCAGAAATGGAACGAACGCGATTATATTGGGTCATAATGACCTCCTTACACAAGTGACTTAAGAGTTAGGATTTCGTAACAGAAGCTACAAAACCCTCGTAGTTCGCAAAACGAACTACCAGAAGC